CGCCCTTGTGGGCCAGGGTTAACACCCCGACCCCATAATGTGGCAACAGGAGGCCATTATCCCCGATTAAGGGAATAATGTTTTTAATTTACATAAGCTGAAATGCTTATACTCATTCTCCGCTCTGGAGTTTGAGCCTGTCACCGAATCCTGTTTTACTTCAAAGGATCAACGAAGCCGTCTACTTAACAGTAAAATTAGGTAGGTTATCCATTTAAAACGTCTGTAACAGCACGTTTTAAATGTTTAATAAATAGAGACTGCATTTTCGCCTTTTGAATCAGGACAGAGTCTGTCGAGACCTTTAAAAAGTCAAGTATGATCATGTTCCTTGTTTTATAACTTCAAAAGAATTGTGAAAATTCGTTAAGATTTCATATTTTAGACATTTGTTCTAGATATGACTCTTCTACGAATTTGCCAACGATATAACAATAAGGATGATTATAAACAGCATTAAGTATTTCACTGTTTCTTTCTCCTTCGTTACTGTATAGCAGGATAGCATTAAATAATCTATCCTTTACATCGAAAGCAGTCTTCCCGGCAGTGTACAGAAAAGTTGTTACTATTGTTCGTATCATAATATCATTTGATATTTTAGATCCAGAACATCCTATAGTATTGAGGTTTAAGGTCATTAACATTATATTTACCAATGTTAAATCGTTTATAATCCCCCTACTATAGTCGTATACAGCTTTCGCTAATTTTATTCTTGAAATTCTATCATAATGTGCTTTCGCACGCAATGGTTTGAAAATCGAATAAAATTGTACACAAGTATCAACAACGTTAGTATGTGGTACGAATCCACGCTTTATACAGGTATGTATATAGTCAACCATGGCGGAATAATTAGCCATGTGTTGCTTCATACCCTTAAAGCTTAAGGGAGAAATCTCACCATGAAGTGTATAAACTCTTTTCGCAAATTCAGCGTAAGTAAAACTTACGATTGTCTTTGGGATAGAAATTTCTACACCAAGGGTCGAAATTATCCTTAAATACTCTTCTGCAAGGACCGAGTCTCAGATAACAACATCATCACCAAGTATAATATATTTAGCTGTTGAATATCATTTAATACCGATATTCTGACATGCGATATAAAATACCATGTGGTGCGCGAGTGTAGTGGTACCTCAACTTGTATAGAATCCCATAGGGTTACCAACAGAGTAAGAAATTTCTCTGGATGAGCCGTTAGGGTCTTTATAAGTAAAAGGATAACCTACTAATATGTTGTATCATGCTTCTGCTTGGATAGGACCAATTAAGTATTTAAGCAATAGCTTAATTACCGTGATTGGAAATCTATCCGTAAAACATTTTAAATCGTAGCAGAAGTACCGTGTATGACCGTCAAACTTAAAGCTACGGCATGATTCATTGCCTTGCTCAAAAGTTTCGTCATGAGGTATAAACGAGAGAATCTTGTATATTTGATCATGAAGAAAGAGTAAAGAATTCTGACTTCAGTAATCTCCTATAGCAATAACTCTAGTTTTACCCTCTGGATCAGCGAAGTAAGAAATCTTCCTAAATATCTTTGAAGGTTTCGAACCCTTCTTTGAAATAATAGGTTGATGCATACATTCACGTAATTCAGGGATACACGTGAGAAGACTATTTATTCTGAGACCTAACTTAGGACCTCCAAGTACTGTAATACTCTCAATCAAAGATTTAGGAATGTTTTCTAAATCAGCGATACAAGAGTATAACGCAGGACTCCCGGTAGGTCCAATTTTAGATGTTAAATGTGGCGTATCGCTAGTTCCATTAAAAGTTAGCAGTTTACTATCTTTACTTAGCATATGATACTGTCTCCGACTCTTTACGAGACGTATTATACGTTTTGCAAATTTAGCAATCTGCCCTTCTAAATTGTCTGGTAAGACAACAGATATAGGTTTTGTTATTGACCCAATATCAGGAATAGCGTTCAAGATGATAGATCTTGTGTAATTTAATACTGATAAGATTACTTGAAGGATTTGAGAATTTACCGACTTTTTACGTAAATCCTCATCTCTCTCTTGTAACCTTATTGTACGTATTATTTTACATATAGGTCCTAACTTCACTGGCAAACAGTCTTTTGTTAATTTGATACCTTTCCTATCGATAGAAATATCCCTAGCTAAGTACTTAGTAACAACTGTTCTAATCGCTTTGTTGGTTAGTACGGCGTTCCTGATCCCTTTGTGTTTAGATACATGATTTACGTATTTAAAATAATGATCAAACAAAGAAGGAGGGAACACGTCATTCATCACACCGACGGAGGAAAGCAAATATTTTGCCCAATCAGTCGCTTCTTTACCAAAGATTTGACTTTGCTTGGAACCTCTATTACGAGGACTTGAAATCTTTAACGAATGTAATTTTGTAACTGATTGTTTTATAACTTTCATAATAAAATTTTAAAGCAATTTAAATAATAAAAGGATGTTATAATCCCGTCACCTTATAAAATTACGAAAATCTATGTGAATAATTTTATATTATTCCAGAAGGTTCTTATTATGCAGAATGCATAACGTTTTTGGTTCTCAAGCACCCCTCATAGTTAATGTTTCCAAGTAGTCGTTGCAACCCTCGAAGGGAAGCAGAAGAATAAATGGTATACCTATGAGGTATTCAGGTCCGCGCAATGTCAGTGGTAGCACATGACAATAAACATGTACGCTAAGTTTCCTTTCGGAAACTCTCTCGTAGGTAATCAATCCCCTACGAGGGCCCTTT